ACATCGTTACAATCGAAGAGGGTAGTGGAACGGTTCTTTCGATAAGAAGGAACTATGCGCCCAACGATCCAAAAAAACAAAGAGTCCAATATTTTGTCCACTTTAAATTTCTGCCAGGACTAGGATTCTACGGATTTGGATTGATACATATGATTGGCGGATTGAGTAGAACTGCAACAGTCGCTCTCCGCCAATTATTAGATGCAGGGACATTATCAAACTTACCTGCAGGATTTAAACAAAGAGGTGTAAGAGTTAGAGACGAAGCAGCACCAATACAACCAGGTGAATTCAAAGATGTAGATGCGCCAGGTGGTAATCTACGTGAAGCTTTTTTCCCTCTACCGTACAAAGAACCGTCAGCTACTTTATTACAATTAATGGGTATTGTGGTTCAAGCAGGTCAAAGATTTGCAGCTATATCTGAAATGCAGATGGGTGAAGGTCAGTCAAACGCAGCTGTAGGTACAACGATAGCTCTTCTTGAAAGAGGATCTAAAGTTATGTCAGCGATACACAAAAGATTATATGGCTCTATGAGAAAAGAATTTAAATTATTATCTTCTGTCATTGCAACATACTTACCACCAGAATATCCTTACGATGTTGTGGGTGCTGCAAGAACAATTAAACAAGCAGACTTTGATAGCAGAATAGATATTCTGCCAGTAGCAGATCCAAATATATTTTCTATGTCACAAAGAATTACATTAGCTCAAACACAATTACAATTAGCTACATCAAATCCACAAGTTCATAACATGTACAATGCATATA